TAGTTAGGGCGCCTAAGCGTAAGGATAGCTAATTCCTTCGCAGATTAAATTCATCTGTACTGTTACTGCAATAGCATAAGCAACTGCGTGAGCCTTTTTAAAGAAATACTCATCAGTCGTCGGCTTCGTCCATACTTCTTCGAATACTTCTTTCCAACTCTTTCCTAAAAGGTGTCTTTTCGCTGGTCGAATTATGGCCAGACAAGCCGCGAGCTCTTCTATACTTTTCGGTTTCATCGTTCTCAATACGTTCCCGTGCCCGTTCACGTGAAATAGTAGATTCGTAAAGTCGTCCTGTTCCAATAGATCCCATAGTGGTTCAACCTCCATTAAACTTTTTAGATGTTCCTCATTTTTAACGCCTGAATATATGTTTACGTTGAGAAAATCTAATTTAAAATAGCCTCTGTCTTCAGCTTCCTTATAATCTATTGTGCTTAACCCTGTTAATGGATTATAAGGTATAGAATGACAGTAGACCCCTGTGTTGTGTTTTTTATCGCCATTGACTGCTGTGATAGTTTTCACTACCTCTAGCACTTTTGTCCTATCTGCGAAGTCAATATCAATATCCGGCATCGAAATCACCTCCGCACATCTTCAACAACATTCGATAACGTTCGTATGCTAATTTGACTGCTGGTACTTGCATACGTATTTCCATTTCTCGGTAATGATGCTCTGGTATAGATTCTAAAAACTCTTCGAGTTTGTAAATTGGAATGTGTAAGGCCACGGCTTCAACTTCTTCATATCTTGCAGTTCCGTAAGGAGTGTTTGTATCTTGTTCCCAGTTGATTGGACTAGAAACAATTCGACGAAATCTTCTTTGGCTAGGCTCAACATGACCTTCAAATGTTTTTACGAAATCTTGTAGAGGTTTAGAATGAGGTAATGGTTTAGTCAATTCCGCTTCCCTCACAAATTTCTCTCACAACAGCAACATCTTCTTTGTGAGTTTTAAAATGTTTAACCCAATAAGGAATATCAAGTGCTTTGTCGATCAGTTCTAATTGCTCGTCATTGAAGTTTTCAAGCATCTTCTTGCCACTTGTACAGTTCAACATGACCCATGCTGAGATTCTTCCGTCTTTAATATCATGTACCGCACGATTAAAATTAACATAGTTAAAATAATGATTCCATTGAGCACCGCTTGTATCACCCCACTCGATCATTGTTGTAATTGTCCGTTGTACTGCGGCCTCAACTGGTTCAATCTTTAACATTTCATAAAGATATGTTTCGTACAGTTCATCTCTACACCAGTGATCAAGTTTTACATCACTTTTAATTACAAATTCTATAAACTTTTCGGGATACAATGGATTCACATTGTTTAAGAAACTACCAAACTTTACAAAGGCATTGTAGTATGCACTCTTACAAAATTCATCATAGGTTTTTTGTTTCTTGGAGCCTTGTCTAATTTTATAAAACTGATTAAATGCATAAAATCCGCTTTGAACTCGCTTTTCATCCTTTTGCATAGCTCTACGCTTAGGCTCACACATGTGGGCAAACAAGGTCTTCTCTTTCATGAAGGCCTTGCCACAATGTGCGCAATTAAAAGGTTGTTCAGCCAGTTGAATCATTCGTATTCTTTTCGTTGCTTCTTGTCAAATCCCATTTTGTCAAATAGTTCTTCTCGATCTTCTTTAGTCATAATCTTAGCCCATGCCTTGATGTCGCTAAGTTTCATAGCAGGATTTAATTCAGCTAAAAGTTTTTCAATCTTAACTGCTTTTTCTTTAGTACCTGCTTTTAGATAAGGATGATAAGCAGTAACCCCAGTACCACAACCTGCAAATAGTTTCCAAAGCAACGCCTTGTGATTTTTACTTAATACCCAATGATTTTTGTTTACAAGTTCATTGGTTCTTTCTAAAAACCATTCAGCTGTATCCGTGTCGCCTTGCACGTTAGCAACATATCTCATGAGAATATACGGACTAAATTCTTTCTGTTCTTCTGGCGTGAGATTATCATAGAAATCATAGTTTCTAAGATCAACTGCCTTCAATTCTCTTTTGATGTCAAGTGCCATCTTTTTCCTTGCTTAGATGATATATTATTTTAACACGTTCAAGTGCTTCTTGTAAAGTGGGATTGGTTTTAGCCATTCGACGGATTTCGCCCCATAACTTGTCTTCTCGTAACTGATCCATTAATGAGCGCCCATCTGAAGTACGTGGATCAAATTTTGGATCATCTTTATTATAATCCCAGCCAACTACCTGTCGAGTGCTAGGATCTGCTCCAAATTCTCTACTATAAACTACATCGTCTACACGTTCATGTATGTAAGTTGCGCCAGGTTTTAATTTTCCCATTTTACCAACACTTAGTATAGTCTACGATTTCACTTTGTCTGCTGACTTCTTTAATGAAATAAGCACACATGGGTTCCTCTCCACCTCGTAGCGGTGTTGTAAGCAACTGTCCGGGTTTCATTTTAGGAAAATACCATTTGACATCCTGATAGATATTGACAATGTCAATGTCGTGGAATTCAGGACGAAAACTGGTCAGTGGATTAAAACAAAATGTTCTAAATCCTCTATCATTTAAACTGGTCAGTGGCAATACTTCCATTTCAGGACCTTCAGGGTCTCCTACGATAGTACACCAATCTAATGGCATAGTCACTTGATAAGGACCAATCTGCAATACTGCCGCAGGTCCTGTAAAACTTTCTAAAAAGATTAATGGTAAGAAAAAATAGTCTGGATTTTGAGGATCGCTGTTATCTAAAACTGAATATCTAAAATCTTCGTCTATTTCTTCTGGTAGATCATTCAAGTAGAATGTCTTGTTGTCAAGGGTTAGTATTTGCATGTTATTATATTTTTACCTTTTCGATACTGAAAGGATATTTTGCTTCCTTATAAAATTTCTTACGCTCTGTTAAATGTCTTTTTGCATACTTAGAGTTAGCAGTTATATCCCAGATTTGGACGAAGTCTTTGTCGTCTGCTTTCCTAATACCACGTCCAATAGATTGGATAACGCGGACAAAGCTCTTTCCGGGTTCCACAAGAACCAAGTTAAAGATCCTAGGAATATTAATCCCCACAGCGGCCACACCATAAGTCGCCACAATAATCTTATCATCACTTGTAGCAACTTCACGATATTGTTCCTTTCGTTTTACTGATTTGACCTTGCCGCTAATAAACACCGCTTCTGGTATCTGCTCAATGATAAAGTCTCCTGACTCAATCCTGTCTACTAATACCAGTGTATTTCCGTTTTCGGCAATACCTTTGATTAGTTTACTAACCCATCCCATCCTGTCTTTGTCTGTGACAAGATATTTTAATTCTGCCGGATAGCTTTCAAATTCTTTCCACTCTTGTGTCTGTACTACATTAACATGGCAAGTACTCAAGATACCTTTTTCTTGTAATTCGTGTGCAGTTACATATCCAACGACTGGTCCTAAACTACATTTAATACTTTCAAATTCTAAATCATCTTTAGGTACTGTACCAGTCAATCCCCATCGAATAGGAGCATTTCTTAAATTTTGTGTGAGTAAATTCTTTAGTACTTCGGCCTTTGCTTGATGGACTTCGTCAACAATGAGACAGTTAACTCCTTCAAGGAATTCGGCCAGCGTGATAAGATCTGCTTCTCCAGCTTTTGATTTCTTATCTAATATATTAAGACTTTGCCATGTACAAATTGTATGTGTCTTGTTAAGGTCTTTCCTATCACCATAGTAAACACCAACATCTAACCCTACATTGACATAATCTTCTTCGGTTTGCTCTACAAGACTTTTGTTTGGAACAATAACCAATGTACGACCATATTTTTCACATAGTTTACTCAGTGTAGCAGTCATAATTGTTTTGCCTGCACCTGTTGCTACTGACTGCAATGCTTGAGGATTTTCGAGAAAGTTATTAACTACCTCAACTTGGTCATCGCGGAGTCTGATAGGTTGCCCAGCAAATCTATGTCCTTCCGGCCAGCAAAGATCTCCCCAAAAATCTTCTTTGATCTTTTCAAATTCTAGTGCTGGACTTTGTCTTAGATCTTCTACCTCTACATAATATCCCCACTGGTCTAATAGAGGCAATATTCTATCAAGCATACTGACGTAGGTAGTTCCGCCCAGTCCAAAGAAAGAGGTACACCCGTCCCAACGGCCTAATTTATAAGCAGGTTGATAACGGGCGGCCTGATTAAAATACTTGAATTTTTTAACTAATTCTTTTCTAGTATCTAAATCTAAGTTCTCAAATTTTACATTGACCTCATCCCTGATGATCAGCTTTGCGGTAGACAAACACTAACTCCTTGCGGCTTCTTATCATTATAATACACTATGTTAGGGGATGATGTCAAGAGGATATTCATACTGAAGTGCATATTGCTGTAGTAACCTAAATTGATTACAGTATTGAATACTAATCCTGCCTTAACCAGTGGCTTAGGAATCTTTGTGCTAACAAAGATAATTTTGGTATTTTCGTCTGGCGTATTGTTAAGCTCATTTTCTTTAACATAGGTGTTAAACCCACCATTGTCTTGATTAGGAGTCCTAAACATCACAGCCATATCTTTATTTTCAATTCCAATACTTTTTGCATACTCGTGCCATGCTTTGGTATGTCTAATTTCACTACCACCTGGGATAACAATTAGAATAGGACCACCATATAGCAAAGTATCTTTAAAATCGTCTAAAGGAATCTTAGTACTATCAACGTAGATAGTATTATGACCTTGTATCAATGCTGTAGTAACAGGAGAACACTCTTGTTGTTTTAATTCTGCATTGATCGTTTCGTCCCAAATACTAACACCGTAGTTTTTTGAGTGGAACAAAAATTCCATAACATTGTTTGTTTCTGGAACAGGGATTCTGCCAGAATCATTTTTAAATTCATAGCCATCTCTAGTCTTGATGGCCATGATGGCATGTTGATCAGCATTACCGATGATCTCGTCTATCTGTCTAAACCATTCAGTAAATGTTGCGTCAACATCAAATCCTTTTGGAACAAAGTTTATACCTAACCATAGGATAGTTTCTTCACGTAAAGAAAATTCCCAAGATTTAGAATCAGGATTCCAACCACCAATGTAAGACTTAGTATTTCCGTAATTATGTACGTGCGGAGGTGGAGCAACTTCTGTTACATATTCTTGTAAGAGTTTAATTAACTCCTGATCGTAAGGAAACTTTACTACGATTTTTTTATCTTCAATCGTAATCGATTTATTCTGATGCAATTTTCTAAAAGGATTTTGGAAAACAGGATTATCTAGATCAAGCGTTTGCTTAAAGTCTTTTTCTAAATCTGTCTTAAATCTTTTGAGTATCTTTAATGATAAGTGTGCTTGTTTTTCTGTAAGCGCATTACCCATTGATATTTGATTTGACACAGAGGTCAAGAAATTATAGTCCCAGCCGCCCGGAGGTACTATAGGGTCTTCAAAGATGTATTTGCCTTCTCCGACCAGACGTTGGATTAGTTGTTCTACAAACATTAGATATGCACATCTTCCATTCCGGCAGTTCTAAGTTTGATTATGTTAGAAACTTGCCATTGTTTAATATCAAGACCTTTAATAATCCCTAGCCATTGATTGCGTAACAAGGCAAACTCGTTAACAATTTTTTCTAGATCGACTACGTCGGCCTCACCGTCAACATACTTTTCGCAGTCTCTGCTACTCAAAACACGTTGATAATTTTCTAGATACTTCTTAAACGCTTTCGAGCGAGTGCGTCTAAGTTCAATATTCAAATATTCCAAAACAGCTTCAATTTCTTGAAGCTGATTGAAACGTTGTTCGACGATGCCAGGAAGACCTGCAGAAGCCTTTTCAAGATTTCCGTAGACTTTTACTTCCTTCCTAGCCTCTTCTAATTGAGAATAAAAATACTCAATACAGTCGGGCAAGTGAGAAATATCTCGACTAACCTTACTGTACCACATTAATATTCCTCGTCTTCGTAGCCCATATTATCTTCATCATATGGTTCGTCATCATCCACACCCTCTTCTTCGATTACTAATTTAATAGCATCATCCAAATGTGGGTCATAGCCTGTATAACCAGACAATGTATCTGCGCTGATATCGTTGCCTAGCAGAAAATCTACGTACTGATTAGCCGCCATTTCACGATTCTTTTCAGGGATATATTCACGGAACATATCCCAAACTGTGATAATTAGATTCTCATCCATTATGCTTCTTCTTCCTCTGATTCAATAGTTGTAGTAGTTGCGAGTGCTGAAGCATCCCACTCTTTCATGATGATATGTAACTTATCTTCAGTCCAGTTCTTGCGGAATTCTGCAACAATCTCACCAGTTTCCTTACTGGTGTATGCTAATTTATTACCTACCTTAGATAATACACCCATCTTTTCGAACATGTCAACTAATCCGGAAGTCGGCGCCATACCTGTTGAATAAGGAATTTTAACCTGTACACTTTCAAAAGGTTTAGCGTAACGTGTTTTCATAATCTTACACGCACTACGAATACCTAATACATCACTAACCTTGTTACCATCCTCATCCTCTTTGAGTTTGAGTTTCTTCATGGCAACCACGATAGAAGATGCGTAAACGAAGCCTTGTCCGCCTGAGATTTTATCATCTGGATCAAACATATCTTGCGAAGCGTATGTGTGATTAGTACATACCAGGCCGACGTTGTAATTACCAAACATATTAACACAATTACGAACCAGCGCCGTAAGTGCTTTAGGCTTTCTACCCATATCACCTTTTAAGTCTCCTGCTTCAAATTGATTAACGTCTGTTGGTGTTAACAACATACCTAATGAATCGATTACAAATAAAACTTTAGGACGATCTGCGGCATCCATAGCCTTATATTCAGTCATAAACTCGTTGATAGTTTTGGCTACATCATCAATCATAGCCATGTTAAGTTTCAACAGTTTATCTTCTGAAATATCAACACCCAACGCTTCTAGCCACGCTTTATCTAAGGCATTTTCTGTGTCAACTAGGACAACATAAATTCCTTGTTCTTGAGCATGTTTAATAATGTTACCAGAGCAGATATAACTTTTACCTGCACCAGATTCGCCTGCAAAAACTGTAACTTTTCCCAAAGGGACTCCTTTGAAGAAGTCCCCCGAGATAAGATAGTTTAGGGCGTAGTTACCGGTTGAAATCCAATCGGTAGGGTCGTTAAACCCGATTCCGAGTCCATCAATACTTTTGGTGATAGACTTGCGGAACTTCGAAATATCGAAGGCCTTTCCCATAGTCTATCTCCTTATTGTTTTTGACGGTTACGGATCATTGCAAGAATGTCTTGCGCTCTTGCACTTGCCTCACTGCCAGCCGCTGGTGTAGCTTTCTCCGCCACAGGAGCAGATTCAGCAACTTGACTTGCGGGTGCTGATGCCGCACTCTCAAAAGGGATGTCATCTTCTTCCCCTGCTGGAGCACTTACCTTAGCAGATGTTGTGCCACTACCAGTTGCAGAGCCACTTCCGCCCATACCAGCTGGTTTGAAGTACTGACCCCAACGTTCCATGTCAAATGCTTCGCCATCAACTGATGCTTCGAACATTTCTTTCATAACCTTGAGTTCAACTTCACCTGGTTTCTTAGGTAGGAAGTCTTTTAGATTGAACAAGCCATATTGCTTGATTGCCGCTTGTTCTTCATCTGTCAATGCACGTTCACGACGAGCATACTTAGATGTTGAATAGTCAGCGTAGCCACCTTTTGATGTTTTAGTGATTTTGAAATCAACACCACGAAGTGTATCTGTTGGCAAATCTTCCATGTCTGGATCCATCAATGCCGCTTTAACGATGTTAAAGATTTGGCTACCGATGATGAATCTACGGATTGGATTCTCAGGAGTCTTATCTTCCTTGAGTGGGCTGTCAACTACAAAGCCTTGGAACAAGTATGAACGCTTCTTCCAATACTTACGACCCATATCTTCCAAACTCTTATCTTTAAACCAAGGACGAACCTCAGTAAGAATAGGACAGGTCTCGCCCCACATTTCCATGCAAGGTACTTGTACTGTTACGGGTTTAGAATTTGTTTCTCCCTTAACTCCTGCGAATGGCAATTTGATCATTGCACGTTCGATCCAGAAGAAAGTGTTGTCACCATCTGCATCTGGTAAAAAGCGTACTACCGCTTCTGAGTTTTCTGGGATATTCCAATGTGGGTAAATTGCGTTGTCGCCACCACCGGTCGATTGACCACTTGATTTGTTTTGCGCCTCTTGAAGTTTAGCGCGGATTTCTGCCAAAGTTGCCATAATGTTTCTCCTTAAATTTTATGCCTTTGTTTTGCCTGTTTCTTAAATGCAACTACATCTAAGAATCTGCATACATTAATTGTATGCTACTTTATTTAGCTTGTCAAGCCTAAATCTCTTTTATTCTGATTATATTTTATCAATTGTGCTACGGTGTTAGGCCAGTTACGTTCTTCTTCTGGACTCCACCATATTTTAGCTTCTGCTGGAAAACTTCTGCAGAAGTTATGCTGTGCCTTATAGGTATTACCGGTAATTTCACGAAGTACATCTATACATTCGAAACTGTATAGTTCCGAGCGTTGCGCTGTTAATATAGAGCTATCAAAGTATTGAGGATGTATCCACCAGTCTTCAAAAAATTCGTTTTCTGAATACTGTTCTGGTTTTGCCGCCCAGGCTTTGACATCTCCAAACAAAGGAATGTATCCTAAGTCGGTTAATAATTTTCTCGATTCATTTCTTGGCTCATCACCGTGCATGTATTTTTCATGCTCAAATGTCATGGCTTTGAATTTGATTCCTGCGTCTAAAATTCGTTTTAAGACAGCAAGACTTAGGCTTGTACCATCCGCATCTACGTCTAATGATATGTAATCAACTACTAGATCTGCTGGTATGTTTGCCTTGAGAAATTCGGTTAATTGACTAGATGTAGCATCTGCTTGCACAAATGAATTGGCACGTTTACTGCTCCACTGCCAGCGAGCTTCACAATCTTGTATGTCAAACGCAAAGCCTGTCCATCCAAAATGCTGTTCTAATGTATAAGAATTGCTGGCTACTACCGGATGCCCTGCACTTATATCTAAGAAAAAACCATTACGTTTTTTGTTGAACAAATTAACAATAAATTCGTCCTGCTGTTCCAATGAGTGAAATTCAATAATATCCATATACTAATTTATCCTGTAAGGTTAGGTGTTAAATATTCTTATGAAATTTCCCACTCTGATAATAGATGATTTTTTAGATGATCCAGACCTAATTAGGCACATGGCATTGTCTATGGATTATGCGCCTGCCCCTACAGGATTTTTTCCTGGTAAGCGCACAGGTCCTTTACATCTGATTGAGGAGCAATACTTTAACTACTTCTGCCACAAGTTATTTCGCATGGTACCGGGCGGATTTGAAGATTGGAAGATTGATACTTACTTCCAGTTGATAGATCCATTTATTAATGAGGCAGGCGAAATAGATCCTGATCTAAATTGGGGTTGGGTGCATACAGATGGAAAAAGTTGTGATCTAGCTGGAATACTATATCTTAATCCTACAGCAAATTTAGATGCTGGAACCAGTGTGTTCAGATCAGCTACTCCTGGAATTGATCCTCCAGACATAGGGCCAAAAAGAGAATTTTTTAAAACCAATAAGGGAAATAAAGCGATAGCTGATAGTATTAAAAACAATAGAGCACAATTTACTGAAGTTACTAGAATCAATAACGTTTACAATAGATTGGCTTATTATGATGGACAAGATTACCATGCGGCTGGTAACTTGATTACTGGACCTGAGCCAAGATTGACTCAGGTATTTTTTGCTAGAAAGATTTAGTCTTTATACTTGTTGTATTTGTCGCGTACTTTATCTAAGCTCTTGCTTTCTTTTTAGCTTGCATTTTTTCTTTAGCTAAACGTGCTACACGTTGACTATCGGTTTCAAAACGCTTAGAAGAAACATTACCTTCTGGTTCTTTTTCTTTCTTAGCTTCGGCTAATGGAGGTAAACCGGCCAGTCTGCGCATACTTTCCATTTGCTGTCTGGATTCGCTTTCTGCTTGATACTTGGCTTGTAAGTGGTGTACTAATTTCTCTGCTAACTTACCAGCTCTTTCAGAACCAGTTTGTTTTTTGATATTAATACCAACACCTGTTGCACCTAATGGGCAACCGCCTGTTTCACGATCAATATGTGGTAATACTAATTCTGCAATCTGAGCAGGATGGATATTGGTTTCTTCCATCTCTTCATCTACTTCGCCTGTATCTGCACCTTGCTGGATAGAACCACCTTTGGCCTGCATACGTAGCTTCTGTAAGAAACTTGCATCATCATCTTCATCATCGTCACCTGCACCAGGAGCACTGATTGGGGGAGCAGATTTTTTATATTTTGGATCTAGTGTAGGTGTTGAAGAATTACCAGTAATTCTATTCCACTCTCTTTCTGCAAATTCTGGATCCATACCAGCACCAACTAACAGTTGATCAAACTGGCTTTGCATTTTTTCATTAGGAGTGATTTCACCACTACGTATCTTGTCGCGCAATGCTTGAACCTTTGCATAAATTTCTCTGCCATTTGGGCCTAGATCTTGATAAGCACCTTCTTCTACACTTGACGATTTTTTATTGATAGCAATAGCGGCTTGTTGTTCTGGGCTACCTGCTTCATCTACTGCGTTACCTTCATTAAAGTCATCCCAATCTTTAGGATCATGTTTTTCATAATGTAGATATTCCATAGCCTCTTGACGACTCCACCCGTATTTTCGCATTAAATGTTGAATTTTTTCACTTTCGTCGTCATCAAACACTTCCATAGCAACTTTATCGGCCCATGCTTCAAATTCTGCACTTGGAGAACGCTGAGTTACCGGTCGACCGTCTCTTATAGTTCCGACATCATCAATTGGATATTGTACTACACTTCCACCGTTGTGATTAGCTTGCTGTGCTTCTTGTGGACTATTGAATGGGCCATCTGTGGGATCCTTGCTGAATCTATCAACGACATAATATCCCATTCTCCCGCCTAGGCTTTCTTTTGTTTCTTCGTGATCATCACAGCCACAATGTGAAACTGGCTCGTCACACGCATCACACATTTCTTCTTTTTCTTCACCTACGTAGTCTTCAAGATCGATTTCGCTTGTTTCTCTCATGATACTGTACAGCAACGGAAAGTATTGTGTTAAGTCTTCTTTGTAATGTGATATTGTAAATTTAGATTTATAATCTTCTAGTGTTGCTGGATCTAGTTCTGATTGTTCTGAAAGATCAACGTTCTCTAGATTCTCTCTCCAAGATTCGTAATGTGTTTGCTTGGATAAATTTTCAATCATTGATCTTAGTGTAGCCAATTTACTGCTTGCACGATCAACGATGCCTACGGCTTCTTGTGTTAATTGTTCTGCATTTCCAACTTGACGTTTGAATGTACTTAATGCACGGATAGTTTCGCTCATTTTGATAATGGCAGTACCTGCTTCATCGTATGGCATACCGCCATTAGCAACGTGACGTTGCATAGCTTTGGCACCTGCTAGATGAACAAAAGGATATTTGAATCTTTCTCCTGCTTCATTTTGAATGAACACAGATTTAATATTGTTAGGACGGCTACGAGCGCCTCTGTCTTCACCGACTTTGGTATTGTGGCGAATGATTAGTAATGTTTTTTCTAACGGGCGATAGCTACTCTTTGAACTACCGTACATTTGTGATTCTGTCATGTTATCTTCCTTAGATCCATTTACTGCAAGATATTGAAAATCGTTTTTCTCTAAGTTACCTTTTGTAATATCTCTTGTGTCAAATCGTAATAATCTACGTTTAGCAAACTGGCGCATTTCTCTTAAAAAATTGAACCAAAAATCTTGGGTAACTGGATCGTGATCTTCTACGATTCCTTGGCTATAGAATAATTTTAAATTACCTAAATCGTTGATGCTTACGCTAACTCGTCCTAGGTTATTGCCTTCGACTACAAAGTCAAAATCAAAGAAACGAGCTTCTGTTGGGTTGATGGTTACAGCGCCAGTTTCGTCACCCATTTGTAGGTTAGAAAAGCGACTGCGTACTTTGTCAAATAAATCTTGTGCAATTAGTTCTATAGCATTCATGTGTGTATTTATTAAAAACCGCTACTTATATAAATTGGTAAGGGTAGTTCCATCTCGTTGTTTACATAGTCGTGCATGGTATCGTAAACAGCAGGATCCCAGTCTTGTAACTGCATAACCATGCGTAGATTTACTAACATAGACGCTACTAAGTCATCTGGTTCTTCGTTTTTACCCGCAAAACTTGTACCTGTAGCGATGTAGGTTTTAAGCTGACTTATGAAAGGTGTAGAGTTAATTGTTAATTTTTTAGTTTCTATTAGGTGTTTTAATTTAGCACAGGTAGCAATTTTTGCCTTTTCTGTAGTATTGTAGCCCTTACGATATCTGCGTACATGCCCTTTCTTAATTGGCTCGCTTAAGAACAATCCGGGGAAAGTTTCTTCACCTAGTTCGTTGATAGCAACTAGAGCACCCTCGCCTAGTGTGTTATTTTCTACTGAATAATAGATTGTACTCTGCACACCTCTTTCTGTGCAAGCGTCATCTATAAATTTACAGATGTCGCGCATGATCTTAACTTGACTTTGTACCGGCGTTAAGTTATGATGCCATTCACCTACTTGTATCATGCTAGGTATCTCTACAACTTCAATAGCCGCATAGTTTCCGCCAGTACCTAACGCAGGATCTAAGCTAACAATATAGGTCATTTTAGGATCTATCTTTTTGTACCAGCGACATTGTCCCATCTTCATTATAGGCTCAATACCTTGCATCGCGGCTAGATGTATACTGTTGATAAGCGTTTCATCGTAGACTAAGAATTCACAACCATATTCACGGCGGAAACGCTCTTCACCAATACGTCCTCTTTCTACTGCCGCCCAATCTTCATCACGATCCGGGTGCTCTGACCAGTGACTTGTGTATGCATGGAATCCATTAACACCTATTTTGTTTGGATTTTCGTTTCCGTATTCGTCTTCAATTTTAATAGCACCAAACCATATCTCAGCAAACTGATCTTCGTCTGAGTTAGGAGTTGAAGTAATAATTGCCTTACCACCAGTTGCCAGTGTAGGGGATATTGAAGTCCAGAATTCTTTACCAATGTTGTCTGGAACGAACGCAAACTCGTCACAATATAGTAGTGATATAGACATACCACGACCTGTGTTTTCTGTTGTTGTTTGTGCTACGATACGTGAGTCGTTGTCAAATTCAATCGACTGTTTGTTATAACTTTTGACTCCGCAACGAATATGATTAGGGCAAGTCTCATATGCATACCGTAGACGTTGCATAATTTCTTGTGCGCCTGTATACTTGTGGGCGGCAATTAGAATAGTAACGTTAGGGTTGAACATTGCATACCACAACAAATAACCAACGGCTGTTGTAGTCTTACCACTTTGACGTGGCAACATGTTTACGTTAAATCGATATTCATGCAAACTATCAACAAGACGATCTTGATATTCATACGCTTCGTATTTTATTTGACCGCGTGTAGGATGTTGGATAAAGAAAAAATTCTTTAGGAAATGTTTATGCCCTGTTTTAAGATCAGAACATAATTGCAGATCAAGAATATCCTGCTCAGAATATCTTACGGCTTTGTTAGCTGTCTTGATTAGATTGTTACTATTGGATAAACTCATACTTTTATTTACTGAAAAAAATAGGCTCCGAAGAGCCTATTTGGTAATTTAAAATTAATTAAATGTTCTTAATAAAACTTTGATAATCTTGGAATAACTTGTTAGTCATGTCTAATAGTGATTCGCCTTCTTGTACAGGAGCCTCTGCTTTTTCAACTGCTTCTGGTAAATTGTTGTTAGCTGGAGTAGATGTGTAATCAAATTGACGGACTTTATTAATAATGTTAGCAAAATCGTTTGGATTGTAATCTTTAATTGCCTCTTGTGGACTATTATCAAACATTCTTAAACTTTCTAAGCCTAATTCTTCTTTGCTTGTGCCTGCTAATTGATCAGCCATATCGCTAACTTCGTCAGCCATAGTAGCTACGTCATTACCGCCTGCTGGACCTGCTGTACCCATTTCGGCACCAGTATCGCCC